TGATGACCAGTCCAGAGGCCGTCAGCAGCGCGCCTATGGTGTGTGCGCTTGAGGATCGTGACGGCACAGTTGATCACCTCTTCGCAGACAGCCCACCCGTTTGCGATCCGCCAACAGTATCGCCTTCAACCGTCTGAGCGAACGTTTTCGCCACACTCTCCACAGAGGCCACGAACAAAGCGCGCCGCTCTTCGGGGACGCCCAAGGACTCGGCAACTTCCTGGAGGTCAATGCCCGTGGGGACCGCGGCGTCCGGGCCGGGCAGTTCGTCCGCTGTCACCCAGCCGGCGCGGATGAGCATCTCGCGGAGGGTCACCTGGCTGCCCCGCGCCCTGAGGGCTTTGGCCCAGGCCCGGAGGTAGTCGATCGATGGCTTGGTCTTGCCGGTAAGGGCCCGGCTGGTCTGCCCTGGGTCGGTGCCAGCGGTGATCGCGAACTGGCGGATGCCGCCTCTTCCTTCGAATCCTGCCGCGGTGATGGTGGTGCGCAGCCATTCCGTGAAGTCGTCGGATCCGTCCATGGCTGCCTCCCTTCGGTGTGTGGCCGCGTGCCCGGGGTGATCCTAGCGGCTGCCTTGCCCTCCCGTTGAGCGTGCGCGCACATCTGTGCAGGTGAGGGCACGGCATGGCCGGTTTCGGCCTTCGGTGGCGCCAACCGATCGGGGCCGGGGGTGAAGAAACTCCTCCAACTTGCTGTGCGCGCACATCGTTCTGTTCTACTATTGATGTGTGAGCACAGCACGGTGCTTCGCTCCACCAACCCTGCCCAGGGAGGTGAACAACCATGGCCACCGCCAAGTACAGCCTGAACATCGCAACGCTCAACCGCAAGGCCCGCGACGCCGGACACGCCAACCCCGACGGGAAGCTCCGCCTTCGCCTCATCGGCAAGCACACCGGTCTCGACATCGGCGTCGTCAGCCGCATCGCACGATCCGTCAACAAGCCCGACCTCGGCACCGTCATCGCCCTCAAGCGCTCCTACGGAGGGCTCTTGGACGAGTGGGTCGACATCCCCGACGACGCCGCAGCGGAGGCAGCATGACCCGCCCCACATTCGAGGAGGTCTGCGCCGAAGGCGGCCGCCTCCTCGCTATTGCCCGAGCCGAGCGTGACCGGCTCAGCCCCCACGACGCCGCCGTCGCCGCCTGGTACCCGGGGCACAGCCTTGGAACCGTTGAGGCGATAGAGGCCCTGATCATCAAGCAGCGTCGCGAGGCCGAGTAAGCCTGGGCCTCCGGCACGCACCCGCTGCAGCTTCGTCACCAGCCGCTGCCACACGCCGCCTGATCAAACGTGGCGGGGCCGCCACCGGACCGCAGATCCCGTGACGACCCCCAACTTGCCCTACCCCTCACACCATCACAGAGAGGCACAGCAATGACCTCCAACCCTACCCGCCCGCACAATCCGCAGCTCTCCGCTGCGGTTGCGTTGACGCAGCTCCTGACGCTGCACCCCGAACTGCCGCGCATCGACTGGACGGTGACCGCTGAGGCGGCCGAGCTGAGCGGCCGGTTCTGGGACGCCCCGGCCGGCGTCGTGGAGTTGATCGCGGCGACCCTGGAGGGCCAGCTCGGCGACCCGTGGCTGAACAAGACGTCCGGTCGCACCTCCCAGTCGGTGCACGCCACGTTCCAGGACGTTCCGGTGCTGGTCACGGTGCACAGCGCTCCCGCTGTTTCGCTGGCGGTGGCGGCGTGAGCGCCCTGCTGCTGGACCTCGCGGAGGTCACGGCGACGGCTGAGGTGCAGCTCGACGGCCACGAGCTGTGGGTGCGCCCGGGCTGCACGTGCGGCGGCCGCTACTGGCAGCTGCTGACGACGGGGGATGTCCCGCTGGGGATGGTCGTGGAGCGCCGATCGGCCGCCGGGACGCTGTTCGAGGCCTTGGTTCCGGCATCGGCTGGCCCGTCGGTGTCGTCGCTGGACGCGGTGCGCCTGGTCGTCACCTACAAGCAGCCGAGCGTGTCATGACGCTGCACTTGCTCGCCCTGGTCGCCGTGGTTCTGCTCGCGGCCGGCACGGTCGCCGCGATGGTCGCCGAGTTCGGCCCGCTGTGCCCGTGTGGCTGCGGCAATCCGTGGCGCGATCACTCGCCATTGAGGAGGTTCCGATGAAGGACGCAAGCCTGTTCGCGAAGGTGCACACCTACGGCTCGACCGTGACCCTGCACTCGGACGAGATCCGGGGCGCCACGCTGCGGGCGATCGCCGAGCTGTGGGGCAACGACCGCGACCTGGCTGTCGAGCTCCTGACCAACCTCGCCGCGGCGGCCGACGGGCCTGCCGCCCAGTGGGACGAGGCGGTCATCGACTTCGAGACGGACTCGCAGATGCCCGACCCCGAGGTCGAGTTGGACGAGACCCGGGCTCTGCAGCTCGCGGACGAGCTCCGGGACGCGGCGGGGCACACCTTCTCTGCGAGGCGCCGCGCCGACCAGACGCTCGCGCTCCCGGGCCAGCAGGACCGGAGGCACGCCGCGTGACCGTCACATCGCTGGGCGGGGCTCAGGCCCCGTCCGCCGGGGCGATAGTCCTCGGCTACTTCACGCCTGGCTCTGACGAGTGGCACGCCGCCCGCGCTAACGGCATCGGCGGCTCCGAGATCGCTGCCGTGATGGGCTTGTCTCCCTACGAGTCGCGGTTCTCCCTGTGGCACCGCAAGAAGGGCCTTGTCGGCCCCGTGGAGGAGTCCCCGGCAATGCGCTGGGGCACGAAGCACGAACCGACGATCTGCGCCGAGTTCGCCGAGCTGCACCCCGAGTGGAGCGTCGACCCGTCGCCGACGTTCCGCTCGGCAGACCGGCCGGAGCAGATCGTCAACCCCGACCGGATTCTCCGCGGCCCCGAAGGTCAGCTGGAGCTCCTGGAAGCGAAGACTGCCCGCGACGACGAAGGCTGGGGCGAGGAAGGCACCGACGAGATCCCGGTCTGGTACCGCTGCCAGTGCCTCTGGTACCTCGACGTGCTCGGCCTACGACGCTGCCACGTTGCGGTGCTCATCGCCGGCGCGGACTACCGCGAGTACGTCGTCGAGTACGACGAGAACGACGCTCTCGCGATGCGGGCTGCAGCCACAGAGTTCATGCGCACCCTCGCCGACGACGAGCGGCCGAGCATCGACGGCCACAGTGCCACGTACCAGGTGCTCCGGGAACTGCCGGAGGGCTTGGAGGACGTCGACGTGGAGATCGACCCGCAGCTTCGTGAACGCTTCCACGCCGCGCAGGACCAGTTCTGGTCCGCCGAGGACGAGTTGACCGCCTGCAAGGGCGAACTCCTCGACGCGATCGGCACCGGCCGGAGGGCAACCGTCCTCGGCGACCGCGTCGCCACGCGCACCGTCCGCGCCGGCCGCACCTACCAGCTTCTCCCCGCACGCACCCGGAGGACCGCCGCATGACCCAGAACACCGTCTCCACGGCCCTTGCCAAGGTCAACCCCGGGCAGATGATCGAGGGCTACCGAAATGACCTTGCGACGGTCATGCCGTCCCACGTCAAGCCTGACGTCTTCGTACGCCTCGCCGTCTCCGTTCTGCGTCGAGACGAGAAGCTCGCCCGCGCCGCCCAGAACAACCCGCTCGCTCTGATGGGCGCCCTCATGGAGGCTGCACGCCTCGGCCTGGAGCCGGGCACCGAGCAGTACTACCTGACTCCTCGGTGGAACGGGAAGGCGAAGTGCGAGGAGATCGCCGGGATCGTCGGCTACCAGGGCGAGATCGAGCTGATCTACCGGGCCGGCGCCGTCTCCTCGGTGATCGTTGAGGTGGTTCGAGAGGGGGACCTGTTCCTGTGGGCCCCCGGCCGGTACGACTCGCAGCAGCCTCCGCGCTGGCACGGGCCGATGGAGCGCCCATACCACCAGGTCGACTGGTTTGGTGAGCGCGGCGAGCTGAAGGGCGTGTACTCCTACGCCGTCATGAAGGACGGGGCAACCAGCAAGGTCGTTGTTCTCAACCGGGCCGCGGTGATGGCAGCGAAGGCCATGTCGTCGGGCTCGGACAGCGCCTACTCCCCGTGGAAGAACCACGAGGAGGCGATGTGGATGAAGACGGGCGCGCACCGCTTGAAGAAGTGGGTGCCGACGTCCGCCGAGTACATGCGCGAGCAGCTGCGGGCAAAGGCCGAAGTGGCTGCCGACGCCAGCGACCGTCAGGCGGTCTTTCACCACATCGTCAAGCCGCCAGCGCCGGGAGCTGCACATGCGCCTCAGGCGGATGAGGTGGAGACCGTCGAGGGCGAGTTCGTCGACGACGAGCCTGCCGATGAGTGGACGCGGTTGTGGAACCGGCTCGCGGCTGAGGCGCGGGGGCACGGCTGGTCTCGTGAGCGGATGGAGTCCGAGTTCGCGGAGTTCTCCGGCGGCACGATGGCCGGCTCTGCGAACGCTGCGGAGCTGCAGGCGTTCCTCGATCACCTCAAGGCGAGCGCGTAGCAGCGCTGTTGTGGGGCCGTGGATGCCGAAATCAC